AAAGGATTCCAACGAAATGGCTTTTCGAGAAGGACAAAGATCGGTAGTCATTCGTATCATCAATCTACTAGAGGAGGAAAAAAAAATGGCTGATGAACAAACGACCACAGTACAAGAAAATCCAGTACAGGAAACAACTATACTCGGATCTGGTGCTAGTGAAAATCAAGACTGGAGATCATCTTTAACTGATGAATTGAAAAACAATCCAACAATTCAAAATATTAAAGATTTAGAATCTGCGGCTAATACACTAGTTCACCAGCAAAAAATGATAGGGAGTAGAATACCTATACCAAAAACAGATGAAGAAAAGGCCGAATTATATACAAAATTAGGTAGGCCCGAAACTTCTGAAAAGTATAATTTTGCTATTCCTGAAACACATTCTAAATTTTTTAATGAAGAACAAGTTAAACAATTCAAGAATGTTGCCCATCAAATTGGGTTGAATAACGATCAAGCTAAAGCATTGATAGACTTTCAAGTCAAATCTGTTGATTTTGAAAATCAAAGGCGTGATTCAGAAATGACTGTAGGCAAAAAAAATACAGAAGAAATGTTGCGTAAGGATTGGGGTTATGACTATGATAATAAGGTTAGATCCGCAAGACGAGCAATGTCTGTATATGCAGATAATGAATTGATGGAACTTTTAGATACCGAAGCAGGTAATCATCCATCTGTTGTTAGATTATTTGCACGTTTAGGTGAGGATATAACGGAAGAAATGGCTAAAAATACACAAAATAATAGATTAGCTGTTTCACCAGTAGATGCTAAAGGAGATATTCAAAAGATATATGCTGATGCAAAACATCCTTATCATAATGCTGGACATCCAGAACATAAAAATGCTGTAGAACAAGTAAGGCAATTACACGAAAAAGTTTATGGTAATTAAATAAATTATCTGTTATAATTGTTGTATCAAAATTCGCCCTTCATAGGAGAACGAATAGGTAGCCATAATCGGCTTTAAACATTCGATTGATCGTATCGTCTTACGATAAGGTTTCCCGAAAGGACAAAAGCCGATTTAATGGAATATGTTGAATCAGCATTGTGCTATTCGACCCCTATTCTTCAACAACGGCTTTCGTTGAACAGTACAAAGCAAATGTATTACACCTAGCTCAACAAAAAGGTTCTCGATTAAGAGATGCTGTCCGAACTGAAACAGTTACGGGCAAAGCACATTTCTTTGAAAGAATCGGCTCAACAGCAGCACAGAAGCGTTCTTCTCGACATTCTGATACACCTAGAATGGATACACCCCATTCAAGAAGAAAAGTATCACTTGACGATTACGACTGGGCAGATTTAATAGATAACGAAGATAAAGTTAGACTATTAATTTCCCCAACGTCTGAATATGCACTTGCTGGTGCGTGGGCTATGGGTAGAGCTATGGATGATGCAATTATCGCTGCTGCTACTGGAACGGCTTATAGTGGAGTTGCTGGCGGAACGTCAGTTTCTTTACCATCAGGTCAAAAAGTAGTACACGCTTCTGGCGGTCTAACTTTAGCAAAACTTTTAAGTGCTAAAGAAGTATTAGATGCAGCAGATGTTGATCCCGATGAACAAAGATTCGTGGTATGTGCGGCAGGTCAGATTGCTGATCTGTTGACTGTAACACAAGTCACTTCATCCGATTATGCTACTGTAAAAGCGTTAGCTGCTGGACAAATTGATACCTATTTAGGTTTTAAATTTATTCAGTCGCAAAGATTAGGACAAGACAGTACACCATCTCGACAATGTTTAGCGTTTACAAAATCAGCAATAGGACTTGCAGTAGGAGCAGATATAACTACAAAAATATCTGAACGTGCTGATAAGAACTATGCAACACAGGTATTTCTATCTATGACAATCGGTGCAACTCGTATCGAAGAAGAAAAGATGGTAGAGATAGCTGCTAACGAATAAGGAGTATAAAAAATGGCAACAGTAAAAAGTGTTGAAATAACAAATCTTGACGCTACGCCTAGAACTACTCTAGAAGCGGCTAGTGCAGGAGGAAAACTGCGTGTTTGGATGGATACCATTGCTGTTGGTACAGGTGATCTTGATGATGATGATATTATCATTTTAGGTCAAGTACCATCAAATGCTAAAATAGTTAGTTTAATGATATATAATGACGATTTGAATAGTGGGTCAGGTACTCACAATGTCGGCTTATATAATGGCCCACAGGCCTATACGATTAGCGGCACTACTACAGCTGCCGCTGCTGTAATTGATGAAGATTGCTACGTTACTGATTCTACTGCTTTTAGAGCAGCAGTAACAGAACCAGTTGAATTACTTGCAGAAACTCGTAACATTAATGCTATAGCTAATTTTGTTTGGGAAGATGGAGGACTTTCAGAAGATCCGAAAGTTCCTTTACGTCTTGCAGTCACTATGTCGGCAGTAGGAACTGCCATCGCTGGTGATATTACATTAGTCGTAAAATATACTATAGACTAGTCTAAGCACAAAAAATAAATGAGGGGCGATACATATTGAATTATGGTCGCCCCTTTGATATTATAGTAAAATTATGGCAACAGAAGTTTCTATTTGCTCAAATGCTTTACGTAGATTGGGCGATGATCCGATTACAGCACTTACAGATGATACAGAAAGAGCAAGATTGTGTAATGCTTTTTATGTACCATCACGTGATTTAATTTTAAGATCACATCCGTGGAATTTTGCCATAACACGGGCAACTTTAGCACAACTTTCAGATACACCAGCTTACGAATATTCCTATCAATACGCATTACCAACTGATCCTTATTGTTTAAGGGTTTTAGAAATGGAGTATAAAGATTATGTTTTTAAAATTGAACATTATTCTTCGCAAGGTAGGGTTCTGCTTACTAATGAAGGTACAGCTAAAATTCTTTACATAGCTAAGGTTACAGATACAGCACAATTCGATTCTATGTTTGTAGATGTTTTGACTGCTAAATTATCTGTAGACCTTGCATATCCTGTAACAAATAGTGTCAAATTACAAGATCAAATGCAAAAACTCTTTCAACTGAAACTTTCCGAAGCAAGAAGTGTTGATGGCCAAGAAGGATTTATTGATGATCTTGTGTCCGATACATTTACTGACTTTAGGAAAGCGTAATGGCGAGAGTACATCCTTTTCAAACAAACTTTACTGCTGGGGAATTAACACCGAAACTTGCTGGTCAAGTTGATTTTAAAAAATATAATAATGGTGTTGAAAAGATGGAGAATATGACTGTATTTCCGCAAGGAGGTACAAATCGTAGATATGGTAGTAGATTTGTTTGTGAAGTAAAAAATTCTGCAAATGCTACAAGATTAATTCCTTTTGAATTTAATGTTACTCAATCCTATATTCTGGAATTTGGAAATCTATATATTAGATTTTATAAAGACAATGGCCAAATTGTAGAAGCATCAAAAACTATTACAGCAATTACAAAGGCAAACCCAGCAGTTGTTACAGCAACTTCACACGGATATTCAGATGGAGATCACGTTTGGATTAATAGTGTTGTGGGAATGACAGAAGTTAATTCAAGAAGATTTACTGTAGCAAATAAAACTACTAATACTTTTGAATTATCAGGTGTAGCTTCAGGAAGTTATACAACTTATTCTTCTGCTGGAACGGCAGAAAAGGTTTATGAAATTGCTACATCTTTTACATCAGCACAGGTTTTTGATTTACAATTTACTCAATCAGCAGATACGATGTTTATTGTACATCCATCACACGAACCAACAAAATTAACACGAACAGGTCATGCAGTTTGGACTATAGCCGAAGTAGATTTTCAAGTTGGCCCATTTCTTGACACGAATACAACAACAACAACTTTAACGACAAGTGCAACAACAGTAGGAACGGGAAGAACTTTAACTGCATCGGCAAGTTTATTCGCATCTACCGATGTTGGTAGATATGTAAAATTAGGAACTGGCTGGGGAGAAATTACTGCCTATACAAGTGTTACAGTTGTTACGTGGACTATTACTGTAGCTGCAACAGGTTCGGGTTCTATAACTTGGGCATTAGGAGCATGGTCGAATACTACAGGATTTCCAGCCGCAGTATCTTTTTATGAACAGCGATTAGTATTTGCTGGTTCTACTAATAATCCACAAACAATATGGGCTTCAGAATCTGGAGCATATGAAGATTTTGATGCTGGAGATGGAAGTGCTGCAGATGCTTTTATTTATACGATTGCCGCTAATAGGG